ATGCCAAGAAGGAAATTTAAAAGTAAGAAATTAAGAAACAAAAAAACAAAAATGATAAAATATATAATATATATTTTAGTTGTTTATATTGTTTCTAATCTTACTTTTTCTTTTTTAAAAGATAAGAAAATTAATGTTGATAATAAAAGTTTTCTTACAACACTTTTATCATCTAATGATAATATCACTAAAAAAGAATATGATTCTAATAAAATAATAAATAGTATAGTTAAATTATTTACCAATGTAGATATTAGTAGTCCAGTTACTGCGCTTAATTATAATATTTCGTCAAATGTTATCAAGACAGATGATGCACATACAGATAACTATGATAATGTTTTAGAATTAGAAAAAATATCAAATTATATAGAAGATCCAAATCCAACTGATGTTAATGAGCCAATAGTATATATTTATAATTCACATCAATTAGAAAATTATAATACAAATAATGTAGAAGTATATAATATTAAACCAAATGTAATGATGGCTTCATATATGTTAAGAGAAAAACTAAATAATGCTAATATTAGGACTATAGTTGAGGAAGAAAATGTTACAGAAATACTTAGAATAAATAATTGGAAAGGTAGTAAGGCTTATGATGTAACAAGAATGTTAATAAATGATGCAATAGAAAAAAATAAAAGTTTAAAGTATTTTATAGATATTCATAGAGATTCGGTTTCATATGATAAAACAACTATTACTATAAATGATAAAAAATATGCAAAATTTTACTTTGTAATAGGTTTAGAAAATAAAAATTATGAGGAAAATATGAAATTCGCTAAAAAACTTGATACTATTTTAAATAGTACTCATAAGGGTATTAGTAAGGGTATATTACAAAAACAAGGGAAAAGTGTAAATGGGGTATACAATCAAGATATTAATTCTAATATTTTATTAATTGAAGTTGGAGGATTTGAAAATACAATAGAAGAAGTAAATAATAGTATAGATGTATTATCTAGCGCTTTAATTAAATATATAAAGGAAGATAATAATGAATCCAGGTAAAATATTTAAAAATATTATAGTCTTTTTATTCATAGTATTTATTGCGTTGTTTATTTCGCAAGTAAATGGTTATTATGAGTATAATGAATACAAAAAAGTTGCACTTACTAATGAACAAATAAAGGAATTTGAAAGTGATTTGAAGGCAGGTAAAAAAATTGATATTAAAGATTATGTTGCGAATACAAAAAAAGAATATGGTAATACAATATCAGATACTGGTTTAACTGTTTCTTTAAATATTGAAAGATATATTAAAAAAGCAATTACTGCATCTTTTGGATTATTATCAGATTTAGTTAGTGAATAAATCAATGTTTTCTTGTAAAAAGTACATTTTTATGTTAAGATGTACCAAGTAAGTGTTTTATTTGTTATAAAAGAGGTAGTAGTTATGGGTTTTAAAATTGGTAACGTAAAAATTAATAACAGAGTAGTTTTAGCGCCAATGGCGGGATATTCAAATAGTGCATTTAGAAGAATCATTAAAGAAATGAACTGTGGTTTAATTTATGCAGAAATGGTTAGCGATAAAGCACTTTATTATAAAGATAAAAAAACTAATGATTTACTATATATGACTGATGTTGAAAGACCTATCGCACAACAAATATTTGGTAGTGATAAAGAAAGTTTTGTTTATGCTGCAAAATACATCGAAGAAACTATGAAACCAGATATTATTGATATAAAGACAATTTGGTGTAAGTTAAAAAAACCACTTAAATATAGTGGTTTTATTGAGAATTAAATGTCACATATAAAGCATTTTCCTTTTTATTATATATAATCTCTTTAAAAAGTTCATTTGCTAATTTTTCTTTTGTTTTAAAATCTACATTTTTATCTGATAATATTTTATGAGTATATTCGCACAATGTATATACTTTTTCTTTTTCTTCATCTTTATATTCAGTAGTTGATAAAGATTTTAATTTATAATTTAATTTATCTATTTCTGTTTGTAATTGAGTTTTTTTAACTTTATATTCATCTAATGTATCTATGCCATCCATATATGCTAATTTTATTCTTTCTAGTCTTGAATTAAGTTTATTTATGGAATTTTGAATTAATGATACTTCATCAATATGTTGTTGGGTTTTTACAATATTTATGTTTACCTTTTCTGTAAAAATTAATTCTAGTTGATTTAATAGTGCTATTTCTAATTTTTCTTGTAATATCGAGTGACTTATATTGCATGAATTTTTGTTGTATCCATTACACTGATAAAAAGGTTTCTTTTTATTACCTGATTTTCTTTCAATTAAAATTAAATTTTTCCCACAATTAGAACATTTTAGTAATCCTCTTAACCAATATTCGTGTTTTACAGATGGTTTTTTATACTTAAACCATGTTTTATTATGTTCTTTCAATTTATTTTGTGATGCTTCCCATAATTTATTATTTATTAATGGTTTATGTTTTCCTTTTATTGTTTGAGTGTTGGGATTATCATAATTTCTTCCCATACCACCATCTGTATATCTGATATAACCAATATATATAGGATTATTTAATATCACTTTTAGACTTTCTTCACACCATCTTTTTCCTCTTGTTGTTTTAATACCCATTTCATTTAATTTTTTTGTTAATCCATTGATTGTTGTTTCAGGTTTTATCCATTCATTAAAAATAAATTGTACATTTCTTTTTAGTTCCTTATTTGTCTTTAATTCTTTGGTGTTTTTATCATAGATATATCCAAAAGGGGTTGCCCCTTGATGTTCGCCCCTTGATGCTTTTTCTCTTTTTCCTCGTTGAACATTTTCTGATAAATTAAGCACATAATATTCATCCATTGCCTCATACATGCTTTCAAGAATTACTCTTTCCTTACCATCGCCTAATGGTTGAGTGATACTTATAACATCAATATCACATTTTTTTCTTAACATTGCTTTATACATAACACTTTCTTCTTTGTTTCTAGCAAATCTTGAAAAATCGTAAACTAATATACAATCAAATGGTTTTGGTTTCATTTTTGCATTTGCAATCATTCTTTGAAAATCTGTTCTTTTTTCTGCATGTTGCCCACTAATGCCATCATCTCTGTATATATGTTCATCAGGAATATAGATATTATTTTTCTTTGCATACTCTAAACACATTTTAATTTGACTGTCAGGTGAATATTTTGTTTGCATATCAGTAGAAACACGAACAGAAATTGCACCAATTTTATAATCTTTCATTATTTATCATTCCTTTTTCTTCAAAAATCTGATATAATGAAATAGAAAAATCCATAACATTATATCTTATATTTTGTTTTTTAGTTTTCCAGACTAATTTGTGATTTTTCATATTGACTTACTGTTCCAGCAGTAGGTCTTTTTTTTATTTTTTTAATTTTCTTCTAACTTCAATTGCAATTCCTATAATTTTGACAGGTTTTGTCAATATATCGTATTCATTGAAATAATATGGTTCATATTCGTTGTTTAATGGCTTTAAAATAATACTTTTATCTTGTTTAATAACTCTTTTGAATGTAGCATCATCGCCATTAACCATAACAACACAATCATCACCTGAACAACAATCAGGTTGTTGTTTAATAATGATTGTATCACCTGACATATATTCAGGATACATACTATCGCCCTCAATTTTTAATGCAAAATAATCATTTCCACCTTTTAACATTGATGCTGGAATTTCTACATATCCCAAAGTATCTTCAATTGCTTCAATAGGTATTCCAGCAGGTACTTTACCCAGTAATGGAATTTTAACATTTTTAATATTAGTTTCGATGTATCTAGCATTGTCAATATCTATTTCGCTTGGTTCTTTTTCTTCAAACCATTCTCTATCCATATCAACATCATATCCCATTAGCCATGCTTCACTAACATTTAAAGTTCTTGCAATAATATCTAATTTATCCTGTTTTGCTTTAAAAGCACCTGATAGGTAATTACTAATTAATGATTTATTGATGTGTGTTTTGTTTGCTAAATCAACTGGTTTCATATTGTTATATTCTAATGCTATTTTTAGTCTATTAGCAAAAGTATCTTCTAACATTTATATTCACCTCACATTATTATTATATACCAAAGTTTAGAAAACTACAACAAAAATATAAACAAAAAACAAAAAAGTTTAGAAAAACAAAATTTAGGTATTGACAATTTTGAAAATAGCAACTATACTTAAAATAGAGTTGCGAAAATAAGAACCTCGAACTCATAAAATGAAAGGAGGAAACAAAATGAATAACGAATTTAATTATTCTAAATTAAAAGGAAAAATCAGAGAATTAGAAATGACTCAAACAGAATATGCAAAAGCAATTGGAATAACAGAACAAACATTAAATTTAAGATTTCAAGACAAAAGACCTTTTAAACAAGATGAAATTATTAAAACAATGCAATTATTTAATGAACCAGTAGAAAATATACATATATATTTTTTTACAAAAAAAGTTGCGAAAAACGAAACAAATTAGTCTGGAAAACTAAAAAACTATTAAACAAGTATAAGAGAGGATTTTTTATGAAACAAAAAACAAATTGTTCTAATTTAATTAATAAATCCTTAAAAGTAATTATTACTAATCCACCAAATAAAGTGGAAGCAATAGAAATGATAAAAAAAATATCAGAAAAATTAAGTAAAAATTTATCAGATAAATTAATTGAATTGGAGGAAATAAAATGAAAAATAATATTAAAAATAATGATTATGATTTTGATTTAATCGTATCAAGCGATGATTTAAAAAGAAATAGAGAAAAATGTTTAACTTCTTCAAAAAAAGTAGTTAAGAAAAGAAAATTAAAAAGATGGGCAAAAAATGTTTTATGGATGATATTAGGTGCAGTTATTGCAATTACTATATATCAATTATTCACATTAGAAACAGTTAAAGAAACACCAGTTGGAAATTATACATGCAGAGGTGGAATATTCCAAATATGCACAGGAAGCAGTGAAGTCGCTGACTATTTGGGGGTGTAATTGATGAAGAAAAAAAGTCAAACATCTGAAATTATTAAATTATTAAGAAAACAAGGATATATTACATCATTTGAAGCGATAGAAAGATTTGGTGCAACAAGATTATCAGGAATTATCTTTGTTTTAAGAAAAAGAGGTTTTGGTATAGAAACAGAAATGGTTCAAGGTAAAAATAGATATGGTCATTCAACCAATTATGCTATTTATCGCCTTACAAAAGATATAGCAGATGAGGATGGTGAAAATTTATGATTTTAAAGATTTTAGAATTTTTTGCAATTTTAATTATTGTGTTATTGGGGGTATTTATAGTAACAATCTTATGTAAAAAGATGTGGCAAGAGTTAAGAAAGTGAGATGTCATCATGAGTACATATAACAAAACTAAATTTTATTGGTTGCAACTAAAAGAAGATTTTTTTGATGATGATGCAATAGCATGGTTAGAAGAACAACAGCCAAAAGGAAAAGAATATGCTTTATTTTATTTAAAATTATGTTTGAAGTCACTAAAAACAAATGGGATTTTAATTAGAAATGTTGGCAATTTTTTAATTCCCTATGACAATAAAAAACTTGCAGAATTAACAAAAACAGATTTTGATACAGTCACAATTGCTATGGAATTATTAAAAAAAATAGGTTTAATTCAACTTCTTGATAATGGTGAAATTTATATAAAGCAACTAGAAAATCTTATTGGTTCAAAATCAATAGGTGCATTTAAAAAGGAACAACAAAGAGTATTAAAAAACAAGGGTGGACAATTGTCTGCTAAATGTCCACCAGATATAGAACTAGAAATAGAAAAAGAACTAGAAATAGAAAAAGAATTAGATTTAGAGAATAATAACCCACAAGAACCTGTATTGCTTCCTGCTAATTTAAAAAAAGAAGAAATTATTTCCAAGACAGATTATGAATTAGAATTTGAAAAACTTTGGAATTTATATCCAAATAAAAAAGGAAAAACAAAATCCTTAACTAAATACATTTTAGCAAGAAAAAAAGGAACTACTTACGAACAGGTTTTAAATGGAATTAATAATTATATTGAATATATCAAAAAGAACAAAATTAGTCCTCAATATATAAAACATGGTGATACATATTTTAATAATCAATGTTGGTTGGATGAATATAGAAATGAAATTAATAATAAAACAAAAAATGATGAACAATGGGCATTATTGAAAGGAGTTTATGATGGAACAATCAAGATTGATAAGTAGTGCAATTGCTAAATTAAAAATAGCATATCCTTATTATTTTAAAGAATTAAAAACAGAGGAACTTGCAGGGTTAATAAGTATGTATCAAGAATATCTGTCAGGATATAATGATTTGACAATAAATAGTGCGATTAAATCGATAATATCTAAAAGTAAATATATGCCATCTATAAATGAATTAATTGATGAATGTGAACATTCAAAAACATATCGTGGAAATGAAATATTAAGCAGAATGAATGCAGATGGTTATTTTAAATATGGTGCAGTATGTGAGTTAGATGATGTACATGCAACAAGAAATTATGAAAAGGCACTTATGTGGGTTGAAAAAGGTATTATTCCAACATGGTTATTGGAAGATATGAAAAAGTATGGATATGTTGAAGATAAACCATTATTATCACCACCAAATTCAAATTTAATTGGTATTCAAGGATAGAAAGGGGTATGTTATGACAATAAAAGAATTATCTAAATATCATTCGACAAAGATTGAAATAAAACAACTAGAAGATAATATCACAGAGTTAGAAACAACAATCATTGGTTCTTCTAAAATTACAGGTATGCCAATTACAACAACAGGTAATGCTAGTAATCCTACTGAAAGAATAGGAATGAAACTGGTTAAGTTAAAAAATAAATTAGAAAGTAAAAAAGAATTACTTATTGATGAGTTAAATAAAATAGAAGATTTTTTGGAAACTGTTGATGATAGTGAAATTCGTATAATAATACGAAAAAGATTTTTAGAGGGCAAATCATGGAAGATTGTTGGTAAAGAAATAATTGCAGATAGGTCAACCCCTTACTATAAACTAAAAAAATACTTAAAAGATAGGGAGGATGCAGATGAAAAAAGTAAAAGAAACTGTTGATTTATTTAAGTTAAATAAAATTCAGTTAATAAGGAAAATAAATACATTAGATATTGAGAAAAGAGTTTTAGAAAATACAATCAAGGATGAATTATATAAAACATTTATGGCTAAATTAGATGAACCACAGGAAATTAATCGTTTAAAAAAAGAAAATAAAAATTTAAGAACTAAAAATAAAACATTAAAAGCATTATTAAAGGGTGAAAAATGATATGGCAGGTGAATTTTTAAGTATAGAAACTGCACAAAAAATTGCTAGACTTGAAAAAGAAAATGAGCAGTATGAAAAAATAATATGTGATTTTGATAAGGAAGTAAATAGATTGTTTAACATCATTAAACATGCCTATGAATATGTTGATAAACAACTATTTGCAGAATATGTTCAAATAAAAGATTTAGAGGATATATTAGGTGCAGGACTTAATAAAAATAAAGAGGTTAAGGATGCCAAGACCACATCATAATAATTTTAATAAAACAAGTTATGACATCCATAAAGATAATGAATTTAATAAGAAATTAAGGTCTTTAAAAAAATATTGTCCACAATCTTATAAGTATTTAATATTTGAATTTAAAAATGGTAATCATTTTGAAAAAGAAGATGGGGAATATGAAATTAATTTGCCTACTTCAAAAGAATTTAAATTTGTATATGGTCAGATAAAACTTAAATATTGTATAAAAAATAATGCACCAATATACAAAGATTTAGAACCATCTCAATTTTTCTTGGATGGATATAGATTTGATTTACATATTTATAAAAAACTTTATTATAGAAACGAAAAAGATAAATTTAAAATTGATTTAATGTTTGAACTAAAAAAAGGAGGAAATTATGAACGAAAAATTAAGAAAAATAATAAATCATTATACAGTTAAAAAACAATTAAAGTATTTTCAAAGTGAAGTATTTGAATTGAATGAAGCAATCCTAAATTACAATTCAGGTGGAATATTAGAAAATGTAATTTCAGGAATTACCCAAGCAGTAGGTCAAGTTATAGGTGTTGAAACAAAAGATTATAAAAAAGAGCATATTAAAGAGGAAATTGCAGATGTAATGGTAATGTTAAAACAATTTCAATTGTATTACAACATATCTACCAAAGAAATCAAAGAAGTTATGAAATATAAAATTGATAGACAAATAGAAAGGATAGAGTATGAACCAAAACATGGAAAAGTGGAATAAAATTGAAAATATTTGTATTACAGTAGGCATATTATTATTCTTTGCATTTGTTTGTTTAGTTATTTATATAGGTATTGATTTTGCAAATGATTATAGATGTAGTAATTTACCTATAAATGAGTTTTTTCAAGATGAAAAATGTGAAAAATATTGGAGGTATAGAAAATGATAGAAGAAAAAGAAATGGAATATGTAAATGTTCCTACTTATATAGAAAAAGCAGTTAAAAAGTTATTTAAATTAAGAAATACAGAAAAAGAATTAGCAATGCAAATAAAAGATTATATGTCAACACATGATATTCCATCAGAAACACCATTGCAATTATTAAAATATATTCCAAAGGAAGATGTTGACCCAAACCAAATGAAAATTAATTTTGAAACAGGTGAGGTTGAACAACATGGTTAAATATATAGGTTTTGCACCTAGTAAAGAAGAATTTAATATAAAAGGTGAAAGTTTAGGCATGAGTGGTGAAAGGGCTTTATATTATGCATCTGATATAGGAAAACATCGTATATATAGAAATTCATATCCATTAGTACCATATATGTTTAATGGTAAAGATATTAATAAAACATTAAAGTTATTATATTTTAATACTTATGATGAAGCCAAAGAAGTGGTTGATGAAATTAACAATGTATATAATGATACTTTTATTGTAAAAGAGGTGAATAAATAATGTTAGATAAAAAAGATAAATTAAAAGAATTACAAGACATAGTTAATATTTCAGAAAAACAATTTGAAAAATTAGATTATAAAGGAAAACAAAAATATTTTAAAGCAAAAAGTAAACTTGCAAAAATATCATTTATTTCAAGAGATAAAAATGGTAAAGGAATTACTTATGTTAAACCAAAGGAGGAAGAATAATGGATAAGAAAACACCAAAAATGGAAGATTTAATCAATTTCTTTTTAGAAGCAAAAAGAAATGGTCGTGATGTGGGTATAAAACTAAAAATGCCTAATCAGACTAAACCTGAAATAATATTAAATTATAATTCTAGCATAGATACTAAATTAGAATATTATAAAAAAACTTATGATGATAATTTAATACATAAAAACAATTCTGAAATTCAAATAATAGATTTGTATACAATGAATATTCCTTTTTAAATGAGGTTTTAATATGAGTAGAACATTCAGAATAAACTTTGGAAGAAAAACAGTAAGACCATTTGAAGCACATGATATCAATAATATGCTTGTAATTTGTAAAAAAGCAAGAAATCAAGCAGAAGAAGATAATAATGATGAACAAAGGTATTTGTGGGATAGAAATTATATGATTTTAGTAATTGGTATGAATTTAGCATTTAGAATTGAAGATATATTGCAATTAAGAGTCGATAATTTCAAAAATGGTGGTGTATATACGAGAGAATTTAAAACAAATAAAGAACAATCTTTTGAATTACACCCATCTTTATATAAAGATATTCAAAATTACATTAATAGAAACAATTTAATTGATGGGGAATATCTGTTTAGAAGTAGAAAAGGTATTAATAAGCCAATTACAAGACAAAGAGCATGGCAAGTAATAAAAGAACTTGCTGATGCAGTTAAAGTGTCATATCCTGTTGGATGTCACTCGTTAAGAAAGTATTTTGCAAGACAGTATTATGAAAAAACAGGTGATATTATTGGTTTAAAAGAAATGTTAAATCATTCAAGTGAAAGAGTCACATTATTATATATTTGTTGGAATACTGATGATAAAAATGAAAAAAGAAAGAACTTCTATTTAGGAAGTTAGGAGGAATTTATGAGTAAAGATATAGAAAAATTAATAAAAATACAAGGTGCAATAAATAAAAATATATATCACTTTCATGTAGAAACAAATTTGGAAAATGAATATAGATGGATATTATATTTATATAATCCAAACACAAAAGATTATTTTAGTGAATATAATAGACCTATTTTGATGAGTTCTATTGATAGTATTGATTATTTAATTGATTATTTAGAAAAACATGATGGATTTAATAGACATTTTAGATAACAAAATATTAATAATTTAGGTGGTATGCAATGGCATATCACTTAAATTAAAACATAGCAATTTTACAAAATGAAAAGTTGTAAATTCAATAAAAAAATAACACTTTCCTGATAACAGGAAAATGATTATAAAATCTAGGCAAAATTAAGATTTTAATGTAAAAAAATGAATTTAACAGAATTATGTCATTTAGTAAAATTCATATAGGTAAGATTAGGAGGTAAAAAATCAATTGAAAAAGAATGATGATAATAAAATAGTTTCAAAATATTGTAAGATGCGAGATGAAATA